CCCGCCATAGGTTTCAGGGCACAATACCCCTCACATAAGCCTGGCAAGCCCGTAGCGCGATCAGTCCTTGGTCCCCGTCACCGGTGATGGCGAGAATTCGTTGAGCATGCGCTGGGTCAAGTTGGGCGCGGACTCCTTCAGCATCTGGTTATCGCGGCGCTTATTTCTGTACAGCCCAATCCTTTTCAACTCTGAAGGATCTGCACCTTGGGCAAATAAGCCCTAGTTTCACCGTGCGACTGAATCGATTTTCACATTTCTTGCACCGGAAGAAATACGGAGGACCTGGAATAAAATTGCTCATGCCTGCTTCTTTTTCAGCACCAACTTTCCGGGCTCGCAAGAGATTTCCTCATAGTCCTTGAACAAAGCAATGATGAGGCCCAGACCCAAAGATGCAGCTGCGATGATGGCTGCGATTTCAAAACCCGTCAGGGCGGCTACTGGTACAGCAGCGGCCATCGAGAGGCCTCCAGTAAAAGGAATGGCCGCAAGTGCTGTGCCCAGCAGTGCGATAGTGACAGCCCCCGCCGTGGCTATCTTCTTGGATCTTTTGAGATTGTCAGCGAGGCTACCCTCTACGATGATCTGCACACACCCAGCGTTCTTGGCAGATTCAAGTTCAGCTTTTGTTCTCACAGTGACGGCTTGCATGCTACTTCCCTATTCGTTTTTTAATCCGCATGACGATGAACAATGCCATGCCTTGCAGCCCTGATCTAGACCATTTCAGAACAAGTGGGTAAATTGTTACTGACAGCCCGTCACCGCTGCCACCAACTCCCGCTCGTACCCGATTCGCTGCCGGCGCTCAGCCAGCAGCGTCCGCACCTTCACCTCCAGTGGGTCAGTTTTCTTCAGGCTGGCGGCTGCCCAAGGCGGCACCGCCACCTCCTGCGTTTTGCACGGAACTAACACCGGAATCTCAACTCGCACAGTGCGCACCTCTGGCTCTTGAGTCGCGCACCCCGCCAGCAACACCACCAACCCCATCAGCAGCAACCTCATAACCCCAACTCCTGATCAATGATCGATGCCGCGGCCTGGGCCGGATCTCCGCCGGTTCGCTCCTGCAGCAGTCGATTGGCTGCGGCGTAGTCTGGCCGGGCCTCTTCCTTGGCCTGGGCCTGCGCCAGGGCGGCTTCTCGCTCCCGCAGCTCGCCGGCCTGCACCAACTCGCCAAGCTTCCTGCCCTGCTCACCCGCCAGCGCCTCCAGGTTGTCGCGGGCGGACTTGGCGTTTGCCAGGTCGGTGTTCGCGGTATAGAGCAACGGCCGGTAATGCCCGGCGGCCAGCCACACACCACCCGCAGCTCCCAGCACTACCAGCAGCAATGCCAGCACCAGGGCAGCGCCAACCTTCGCCGCCAACGGACTCACGACAACACCCCGCCCGCCAGCCGGTACTGCTTCAGCAGATCCTCCAGGCGATGTTCGCGCTGCCCGTATCCCGCGCCGGGCAGGCTGGCCCAGATGTTCCGGCACTTCGCGATAGCCGTCTCAATCCGACCGGCAAGCACGTCCAGCAGCGCCCGGCTCTCACGAACGTGTTGCAACGCCAGAAGATCCTGGCTGATCGGGCTGAAGTCAGGAAGTTTGAGCAGCGCCTTGTAGTGCGGCCAGTCCTTCAGCATCTGCTGGTATCGGCCGGAAGCATTGGAGGTGAGCCCCTTGCTGTTGATGACCTTCGACGCGCGCCCCTTGGCGAACGGGTGATCTGTGAAGTCCTTGAAGACCTCGGGCTTACGATCGGCGCCGGTAACGATCACGTCATAGCCATCCATGGCCGTGGCCGGGGAAGTACTGGTGCCCTCGCTCCAGGCGAGCATGTCGAGGAACGCCAGCGCGTTACGGCCGCCGGCGAGCGATTCGGAAATTCGTGCCATTGCTTTTCTCCAGGCAAAAAAATACCCGCTCATGGCGGGTGTCGGTGTTCAGTGTCGAATCAGGTGGGCGCTATAGGACGCTTGCTGCTGTCGGGGAAGTCGGGATTGGTATCAGTCCAGGACCGAAGCTGAATTCGATAGTCGCGCCACTGGCGAGCTGTGCCTGTTTCAGCTTTTGGGTCATCGTCATCAAGCATTAGGATCTGATTAGCTACACGAGACATCTGACCTTCACGCCAAATATTCTCATCTTCTATTGTCAAAGCCATTTCCTTTTCCATACTTACTATCGAAAGAGCCTCTTCGGATGTTATATATTTTCCACCATTGTCTTTTGCAAATTGCGACTCAAGTTCTAATTCAGCAAAATTTACAATTGACCCATCCACCATAAGAATTGGCATATTTTATATTTCCTAATAGATTATTACAAAACCAACAGATGGGTCGGCAAAGGCTCCCCCATTAAAGTTTAAGAACTTAACACGAGTGAGACTCGCAGTACTACCTGTGGCACCCCAGTATGTTCCATAGCACCCATCTGACGACGTTATCGCACCACCTGCTGCTGATCCAGTGGCCAAAACCAATCGACTTGCACTTGGGAGAGCTGTAGCATGATTAAGACTAAAGTCTCCAGCCGAGTTGCGTGTAACGGTAGGAGTATTGAAGTTGTCAATAACGCCACCAGAGGAGTTAAACCTTACCCATGCCTTAGGTACTCGTTTATCATCACTCAAAGACAATTTTGCATCTAGGGCAGTCTGTAAGTCTGTTTGTGCTGAGAGTGTTCCAGAAATTGCCCCCCATCTGCTTAGAGCCGTCCATGAAGCGTCCCACACTCCCGCCCTCATTTGTCGTTCCCATGACCCCCCTGTCTGAAGGTTTGTTGCTCTCTGATAGATATATAAATCTGTAGTAGCTACCAGATGTATAACATAGTAAGAGCCACTGGTGCCCGTGGGGCTATTGGAGGAACCGTTACTGACAATAAATATTGAAGCGTTCCCAAAAGTATTAAAGTTTCCGGAATTAACAGGCACAACACCACCGCCAAGGCCCATCCACCCAGGAGTTACGACTCTCCCTGCTGTGGTGTCTGTTGTCGATACAACTTTGGTTAAACCAAGAGCTGTCTGCGCTGCTATCTGAGTCCCCCCCCCTGTGCCCCCTTGAGTAACAGACAGGGGCGTGGTCATACCGCTAAGAGATGTGATGTCACTGTTTGCACCCGCCGAGGCCTTGTTGGTAACCGATCCGGCAGCAGCCTCCGCTCGAGCTGCCGAGTTGGCAGCGTTTGTCTCGCTGGCCTTGGATGCGTTCCGGCTAGTCAGTGCTGCACTTGCACTCTGTACAGACTGATCTTTGGCTGCAGATGCCGTTGTTGCAGATCCCGCCGCAGCATTCTTGCTCTGATTCGCTGAGGTAGCTGATACTGTAGCTGAATCCTTGTCGGTTGCTGCAGATTCCGCCGCCGCTTGGGCCAGGGACACTTGATTAGTCATATCGGTAGCGGTGCTGCCAATGACTTTGGTCGCTGCGCGCAATTGGTCAGCAGAGTCCTTGACGTAACCCTGCATCGGCGCAAGCGAGTAACCGCCGGTTGCCACGCTGGCGCCCTGGTAATTCGGCGCGATCGACAGCGCCGTAGCGCTGGCGATATTGGTGACTTCGTACCATCCGCCATCAGGCCCACGAAAGGCATCGCCAACGCGCGAGTTCGCGATGAAGGCGGTGCCCGTGCCGATAACGGCAGTAGATCCATTCGTAACGGTAACAGTCCCCGTGTTGTACCAGCCCATAATTTTTCTCCAGGCGAAAAACCGCTCAAGACGGAATAAACTTATTGCACCAAGTTAGTTGATTGGCTTCGCAAATAACAAAGGGACAAAGAAGCTATCACCTCTAAAATCCCCGATATTTTGAAGAACTGTAGTTACTACATTACCAGCATAGTTCCACCCACAACTCAGCTTTGAAAAGGTATCTTGCCCCGGAAGGTCATACGCAATATTGTTTATAAGCATGTAACCGCCAGAGGACAAAGGGGCTGATGCACTCCATGCGTATGACCACCGACCAACAGACGTATTTGTAGCACCCAAAAAACTCCAACTTGTTATTACACTGGTGATTTGCGCGCACGGCGTACCATTGTCAAATAAGAGTTTTGAATTCCCATCCCAGAGCCTTATCCCATAACTAGCTGTTGGTTTAGACTCATACGCCGCTATGAAATATGTGCCAGGAGTGCTTGATTCATTTAGCCAGCCTGTCCAATTGCCAGGCCCACCTAGCATTCTGACCCATTGAAATGCACCATTTCCATCTGGCTTGGCGAAAATTAACGGCGGCTCATCAGAGGTTATCGGGGCAGGAAAGGCGGCGCCACCAGAGTATCTGGCGGCGTGCAGAACAACCAGCCTTGAAAACTCAGAATCCAAAGTCACAACGTCTGACCCGTTTTTGAACTCAAACCCGTAAGACATTATCGGTACCTCAAAACTAATAATCTTTGAGTGCCAACACCAAGTCTTCCTGTAGCAAGGTTTCTATTTGAAAACCAAACCCTTACTCCCCCCTCAAGAATTTGCGCATCAAACTGCGAAACGTAGGCGCTCTGAGCAGTATTACTATTCGACCAGGCCACATTCGGAAGGCAAATGCCCGTGTGGGTGGATGGACTCACGCCGGCTATTGGGATGTAGATGTTTCGCCCCGAGCTTGTAACTAACGCCGAGTAAACGACTCTTACGGTAAATGAGTTTTCATCAAGCTCAAGCGCCCCAGTAGGCCCCCAAATCCTCATGCCTGAGTTCATTCGGTTAAATCTCCAATCTGAACGCGCTTGACGTTATTTACATCCCAGAACCGCAAAGACCGATTTGTCATCATCGATCGGCCCTGCCCCGGGACGACACCGTTAATTTCAAAGGTGCCGTCTTTATTGAGAATCCACCCTTGCTGCCCGGCGATGTAATTGGTCGAGCTGATATAGGCCCCGATCTTGGCGTTTGTGATCGTGCCGTCCTGAATGAACGCCGAGCGCATAAACACCTGGCCGTTCTGCACCGTGAACGGCGTGAACACCTGCCCTCCAGCCAGCGTGCTGACGACCGAGAAGCGATCAGCGCTCACCAGGAACTCGCTCTGGATCACTCCTTCATCGTCCTCCTCAATGCCAAGACCGATGCCAGCGGTGACCAATTGCCCGTTGGCGTTGACCTGCATCTTCACCGAGTACATGGTGGAGAGCTTGCCGTCGGTGTCGGCCTGGGCCTGGCTGACCGTCTGAACGGCCGCCGAGGTTTCTCCGATCTCTACGCTGATCTGCTGGATAGCCTGGGCCGTCGCTTGTCGGTCCGTGACCACAACGCTTTCCAGGTCAGTCACGGTGCCGGCGACGTCGCCCACAGATGCGGTTAGTTCGGTCTGCCGCTGCACCATGGCCTCGTTCTGCGAGGCGCGCGTCTTCACTTCCTGCGCGAAACTCGCCGAGGCGTTGTAGCCCTGGAGCGCATCAGCCAAATCACCCTCCCCAGTGTCGTCCCGATAAGCCGACTGCAAGGCCTGAAGGCTCGAGGCATTTGCCGTGACCGCGCCATCCAACTCGGTGATGCTGGTGGTGTTGATCTCCACCTGGCGCGCCAGGCCGTTGGCCGTAACCAGAACCTGGCCCACGTCCAGCCAGAAGCTAGCGCTCGGCGGAGGTGTATCGACGGGGACCAGACCAGTAGCCTGATATATCCGCTTGCCAACCGCCACCAGGTCGCCCTCGAGGTAGATTTGCTCAGGATCGTAGGCAGACAGCCCGTCGAGCGCATCGATCTGCGCCTGCAGGCCTGGGATCTTGTCGATCTCGTCGTTGATGTCCTGGCCGAGTTCGGTCCGGCCGATCTGCCCAGCGATCAACTCCAGCACCGGCGCCGCGTCGGCACTGGCCATCCCCATCACGCCGTTGCCGACTGGAAAGAACGTGCCGACGTTGCCGGTACGATCGACCAGGCGCGCCCAGAAGAAGAGCTGCGCGCCGGCCTTGAGAGCCTGCATGCTGTAATCCGCCTGCGGGTGCGCGAGATCGGCCAGTTTGGTCGCTACCGCAAGATCATTGGCCGGGCCATACCACAGCTCGGTGCGCTGGGTGTCTTCGGCGCCGGCGGGGAATCCCCACTTGATGCCGATGCCGAACAGTTCGCTGGTGGTGGTCAGGAAGGCCACCGCCGGCGGCAGGCCGACCTTCCCTTCCAGGTTGGTCAGGTTGGAGCTCTTCCAGATCGAGGAAATCTCGAAGGCGCTCACGGACCGAACCCGGGCCACGTAGGCGCCGGAGTAAATGCCAGTGACGTCGACGCTGGTCGAACCGGTACGCTGCACCTTGATCCAGTTGCCGCTGTCCTTGCGCCACTCCACGTCATAGGCGACCGCGCCGGTCACGGCGGGCCACAAGATGTTCATGGTGCTGATCGCCAGCCCCTGGTCCACGGAGTAGTTCGACGTGATATCGACGTTCGCCGGCGCCGGAACTACGGTGATCGGCACAACGCTGATTGGGCGCTCTTCCAGGCGCGCGCCGGTGTCGATGTGCGCGAACTTGCTCGGGTCATACTGCACGGCCGAGATCTCGAACACGCCAGGCTCCGGCCGTGCCACGCTCACCACCCTGTACAACGGGATCGCGAGGTCGTCGGCATCCAGCGCCCACACCAGTTCGGGTTCGGGCGCAACGGAGTAGGCAACGGTAACGGTGACCTGCCGGCCGCTGACCAACTGCACGGTGCGCCCCTCGCACTTGCCGTCCGGCAGGTTGAGGATCAATCGGTCACCGGGCTTGGCCTGGGTATCACGGTCCAGTGTGATGACCTTGCCGTTCACCGCAGAGATGCGCCCGCCCACCGGCCGACCGGCCAGGAGTTCGTCGGCGATCGGGATCACGTAGCCAGGCAGCGGGATGCGCCCGTCGAGGCCGACTTTGAAGGTAACGGCCCGGTCCTTGGAGTTGGTGAGCAATGCCCACTTGCCCCGGCGCTGCGCCTCCGACTCACGAGTGCAGCCGATGGCACTGATCTCCAGCGGATTGTCGCCGTAGCGTCGCTGCAGCTTGGCATCTGTAACGGCAGTGACGTCGGTGTCGTAGTTGTTCGCCGGGTTGTCGTAGCTGATCAGCGCGCGGCTGTACCGCGTGCGCTCCGACGCGCTCGAGTAGGTGAACTTGCCGTCGATCACATTCGCCCGGGTGTAGGCGAAGTCAAAATCAGTGGCGCGCGGCATATCCGACAGGGTGAAGACCTGGCCCTGGGCCCAGTAGGTCATGCCCCGGTAGATCGCCGAGATGTCGCGCAGCAGCGACCAGGCATCAGCCTTGCTCTGAAGGTTCAGGTTGCAGATGAAGCGCGGCTCCTGGCCGCCCTTCCCGTCCGGCACCAGTTGGTCGCAGTACTGCGAGATGCGGTAGAGCTCCCACTTGTCCACCATCCACGGTTTGATGCGCCGGCCCAGGCCGAAGCGGTCGGCCGTGGTGATGCCGTATGTGGCCCAGGTCGGATTGTTGGTGTAGGCCTCTTTGAGCGTTCCGTCCCAGATACCACTGTATGTCCGCGACACGGGGTCGTAGTTGCTTGGGACCTGCCATTTGCGAGCCTTGCAGCCGACAGTCACGGCCGGAATGCTGCGGAACTGCTCGGCCGAAAATTCGATGTAGAGCAGCGCGGTGTTCGGATAGCGGATCTTGGCGTCGATCACCTCAGTGAAGCCCGCGATCTGCATCGTGTCGGAGATTTTGTTGTTGTTCTGGTTGATCGTCAGCCGGGTGATGCGCATAAGCCAGCCGGATGTTGCCCTTGGCAAATCGATACGGCGGGTGCGCTCATAAGTGCTCGTGGTCTTGCCGTCGACAGCCTCACTCAGCACCTGCTGATAAGCACCGCCGTCGGTGGCGAGCTCAACTTTGTACTCAATCCGGTAGCCGTTGATGTTGTTGCTGGCATCCACAGACTGGAGCGCCGGCCAGGCAAAACGCACGCGCACAGCCGAAAGCTGGGTGTTACTGATTGCCCGAACCCACGGTGTGCCGCTGCGCAGTTCGGTACTGATGGTGGTTTCGTTCTCGATCGAGGGGATGCCCTGGATATAGGTCTGGTCCACAGCGCCGGTGCGCCACTCCCACTTCACGTTCGGGAAGTTCATGTTGCCCTGAGGATCTTGCAGCGGGGTGTTGTCGAGATAGATGTCGCGCGCGGTGGGCGTGCCTTCGAACTCACCCTCCCCGATGGCAATCAGCATCTTGGCGATGGCAACGGAGCGCAGGCTATCCGGGGCCTCTGTTGGCGTTTTCGGTTTCTCCTCGCCACCCTTGGCGCCGTGGATGTCGATCTTGCTGTCGTCGCCCATCTTTTCCTCCAGGCAATAAAAAACCGCCTCTTGGGCGGCTGCAGTGCTGCGGGTTTCTGCTACATCTGGTCTTCGGCATAGATGGCGGCGCTGATAATTGCGCCACCCCACCGGCGCTCGCCTATACAAAGCGGTACCGGGTTGCCGGACGCGGTGGTGTTCTTTGCGCTGCCGAAGGCGTAACCGGGGGTGTTTTCTGGCGCGGCGCTGGTCTTGAGGCCGCCGGCCTGGGGACTTAGCATTTGGATCACGCCGCCGGCAGCGAGTGCAATGCCCGGAGCAGCAAGAGCTTGAAAACCTGGGATGAAAGAAACGGCGATCAAGATCACGCCGACGATCGTTTGAAGAAGGCCAGCTCTCTTGCTGCCAGTAATAATTGGAGCGATACGAATTACTTCCGTCCCAGCGTAATCCAGCTCTTTAGCGCCAATGTTTTTCGATCCGCGAAAAACGGCAAACTCGATGCCGCGCGACTTAGCGTTTGAGATAAACCTTTCCAATCCTGGAATCTGTACACACAGGGCCTTTATTGCATCTGCTGGTGATCGCACAGATAGTCGGAACGACCTTCCGAACTGCCGGAGCTTGCCGTAGAGCAGTATGGTGGTCATAGGCTGATAGTTGATCGCGAGTGCTGACACGGGTTTTCTCCAGATAATAAAAAACCGCCCGGAGGCGGCTTGTCTTTGATTCTCTTACAGGCAGCTTTTAACCGCCTTTTCCATATCGCCCCTGCCCCATCCCGGCCCCCAGGCCAGGCGCTGATAAAGCTTGACCTCGCTGCCCTTAGCCGTCTTTCGGATACTCAGCAATTCGTCGGTCATATTGCTGCTGGCCGCGATCAGGCGATAGCCATACTCTGTCTCGGACATCGTCACGTCGCTACGTGCATCCTGCCAGCGCGGAAAAACGCACAACGCATACCGCTTCGGGTCTTTTCCGGTACTTGCTGAAATGCTCGGCGCTTTCGACTCAAGGTCGCCAGGCGAGACACACCCTGCCAGCATCGCCACAGCGATCATGGCTCCGAAAGTTCTAAAATTACTCATCCACGCCTTCTTCATCGTCGTCCTCGCACTCCGTTTCCATGATTCTAACTAGATCACGAAATCCGCCTACTCTTTCAATAAATTCATCGAAGAAGTGGCCATCCGCACCGCACATAATTCTCATGCCCTCAAGAAGGCCAAGCTTGTCCCGGTAGCTACATTTGGTTGCACCAATGGTCTTGGCTATAAGCAAAAAACGCAGGTAATCGCCACCATCAAATGGGATGCTGCCAATATCGGAGGACGTCTGCTGCCAGTCTTTAAATTCGATCTGGCTCTTAGTGATGCCGTGCCAGCCACCCTGCCAGTCCTCCTCAATGAAGATTGGCAGCATTCCTGGCGGGATGCACTCAATACGACCATGTTGCCGGAGTACATGAAGTCTGTTGTGTCTCCATGGCATAGCCGTGAAGCGGTAACCGACTATGTCGCCAGACGAGGGAAGCATATTGCGGTATGGAAGACGGTAGTACCGCTCGACAAAAGGGCTGAATGTCTCGACCAGATGGATGCGTTTGCCTTCTGCGCCAATTTTTCCAGTGTCCGTCACGTTGAGAACAATTTCCTCAGGGCCATCCCACGGCCCCAGCGTCAAGGTTTCGGGCGCAAACAGCGACCTCAAATACTTTTCATCATCCCCGGCGAAGCGCATGGGAAACCGAAGGTAAAGCATCGCTCCGCCCTTGGTGACGTTTTTGAGGGCTTGAGCGCTATGCTTTTCGATGGTGGCCTCGATTTGACGCTTATCCTCGACCGTCAGGCGGTAACACTCTCGGTCGGTAGGATTGGCCGTATCGCTTGGCTCAAGCAGATAAGGCTGAACCAGTTCCAGTATGTTCACATCGCTAGCATCCCTGCTCAAAGACGGGAGACTCTACCACCGACGTATTGACTGGTGAAACGCCAACACGAAAGCCCGGCATGGGCGGGGTTATTTCGGGTTCGGGGGAGGCTAGGCGGCGCAGATGGGATAGGCTAGATGCATAGAGCCCAGCGCGGGGCTGGGCTCGGCTCTTTTTTTCGTGGATGTTAAGAACGTTCGGGCTTTGCAGCAACGTACCCATTTACCTCGTTATGGCAATCAACCGTCAGTTCATTTAGATAAGGGGTCATCTCCAGACGCTCCATCAGCCGGAGCAGGTCTGTAGCGGACTCACGAATAGACGTCCAATCTTGATGATCGAATATCAACCGGTCGCCACAATGGAAAGCGTCTTCAGACAGGCCATTACATAGTTGCCAGAGGTTTTGGAGGCCGCGCTCTACTTCGCTTGGCATGGCATTACCACAGGCCGCCAAGGTCTCGTTCAACGGCAACATTGTCATGGACCAGGCTTCGCATGCAGGGCAGTCAGGAATAGCTTCTCGCTGCTCATCTGCACTCATCGCCAAGAATTCCAGAGCAGGAAATACTTCACAAACGGCGAGTACCCGCTTGAACTCCCCCTGCCCATACCATTCCCAGAGCGTCGTTGCGAATCCCATCTTGAAGCTCCTAAACCGCTACCGCCGCTATCAAAATCCGCATGCTTGCTCCTAAAAAATTGATCCGCCGAAAGTAAAGAATTTGAACGATATCTTCTCGTCATTCACATCTCTCATTTCATAGCGAATTCTGTCGAGCCCGTTATCTACACTAGCGGCTTCAAGATGCATGAACTGGGTCAGCCCACCACCAAACCCGCTCAAATCAAGAGCGCTGACATCATGAAAAGTCAGTTTCACCGCATCCAAATCTGACCCATTGGCAGAAAGCACCAAAACCAAATCGTATTTGAAATCGTCGAATTTGATGTTGATCGACATAACACAATCATGCTCGCGCAGCAGACCGTTTAAGCGATCAAGCCTATCCATGTGTCAACCCGTCCGGGGTCAAATTCCACGCCATGCGCATGTCGTTCCCTCGTTGGTTTGGCGGGACTGTAGCATCAAGGAAACGGCTCCAGAAGGTCGCACGTTCTGTACATGAGGCTAAGCCTTAAATCCGAGTACACAAAAACAAAAAAAGGCGCTACTAAGAGCGCCTTTTTTTGATACCTCCAAGTTACTGCAAGCTAACCTGACGCAGCTCAGGAGTACCTTCGCTACCGATAGCAATTTTCTTAGGCTTGGCTTCTTCGGGCACCACACGCAGCAAGTGGATACTCAACAGTCCGTTGTTCATCGAAGCACCGCGCACTTCAATGTGATCTGCCAGTCGAAATGACAACCGAAATGCTCGTTGCGCGATACCCTGATGCAGATAGGTTACTTCTTTTTCGGTTTCGCGCTTGTCCCCAACGACTGTCAAAACACCCTTCTCGACCTGGATATCCAGATCCGCTTCTGTGAGCCCAGCTACTGCGATGACAATTCGATATTCGTCATCACCGTGCTTTTCCACATTGTGAGGCGGATAGGTATTCGGAGTCTCGCTGCGAAGCGCCGACTCAAACAGGTCATTGAAGCGATCGAAGCCAACAGATTGGCGGAACAAAGGGGCCAGCGAAAGGGTAGTAGCCATCTCAAAATCTCCTGATTAAATCCAAGTGATTAAGTGCGCGACCCACATTCGGCGTCGCGTGATAAAAATTTATGTTGGCCGAAAAAAATTTCAAGAGGGCAGAAGAAAATTTTTACGCGGCCGAATCTTCACTCGCTGAAGCAGCGGTTCAGCATTAAAGAATGCTCCAACCGCTCTCCTGATTTGTCCACAGCGCTACGTCCTGGCGTGTTGCCTTAGCGCCGTATTCTTCCGCTCGCTTCCTGTCCAGGAATCCAGCGTGGATGGAATGCAATCTATACCCCAAACTAGACGCCCTCATCACCCCACTTGAGTCAGCTCAAGGCTTTAACGGGTAAGACTCACCATCATCACCTTGGACGCCCGCGCCCAAGCTTTCGGCAATGTCTTGCAGCTTCAGGATTGCCGCATCGCTTGGATTCTTTGTGTAGATCTCCCCAAGCTGGGGGCTGTACCACAAGGGAAAGGATTCGCTCGGCGTTGAAACCATAAAATCTTCAGGCCCATTAGCCGTATCCAGAGCGACCTGGGGATCAGTTTTGACGTATGCCTGCCATTGCTCCGCGGTAATTTTCGGACCTACTTCGTCAGCCCAGAACGACTTGCGAGTGACATGAATATCGTAGCCAGCAGTCGCAGTGGACGCAGCTAGTAACAGCAGCAACGAAATGAGAGCGCGCATAGCTACCTTCTCGAAAAAAGCGGCCGTACCCCGTACTTGGCCAGGCATCCACTTCACTGAGAAGTAGATGCAAAAAGCCCAGCGCGGGGCTGGGCTGTTTCTCACTGCAGACGAACATCCAGAATTGTCGCGCCTGGATATTTGGCGAGAATTTTCCGCTCAGCCTCCCGCTGATCCACTCCGTTCTGAAGCACATTGCTCATTCCAGAACCATTGCTTGCTTTCAACTTGAACACGAATGTCTTCACTGCTGCCACGTTGCGACTCCTTCGCCTTGATTGAAATCCGACGATAGCACTTTGCCTGTCCAGGCATCCAGTGTGGATGGAATGCCAGTAACTGGTCGACGGTTTGGCGTAGTAGCGTTGCGCCTTCAATTACCAAGGAGCGGTCATGTCAGTCAGAAGTCTTGCGAAGAGTCTCCCCGCCGATCCTGATATGCCTGGATGGGTGCTTGGGTGGGCCGTAGGCCGTAATGATCCATGGAGCTTTATTGACATCTACGCCGACAAGCATGTCGCAGAGATAGAGGCCGAGCGCCTGGGTAATGGCCACACTGTGAAATATGGGTCGCACAGGCTCGGAACCGATGAGTTCATGGGCGGCGGCGAAGAGCCTAGATAGCGGCTGCCTGCGCCAAGCCAAAATCAATTCTACCCGGACCAGATACAAGCGCCGCCTGCAGCCCTGACTTGCCATGGTAGCTGCGGCTGTAGCCGCCTTTGCTCTGGCACTTGCCGGAGAATTTCACGCAATCAACCTCGACGCCGCCGTCCAAAATGGCGACCACTGCTTCAGCGCCACAGGTGCAGCCGTCGGTGATGGTGAAAAGCTCGTGAATAGTCAATAAGTAGCGCTGCGTGGCTTGCATGCCCTGCTCCGGCGGCACTGCCGCGTCATGGTTGTTTTGCATCTTTGTGCCTGAGGATCAGGCGAGTTCTGTCATGCCACGGTCCGCCGAACACCAAAATCTCGGACGGCCTACCGTACAGGTGGTGCAGCAGGAATGGGCCAGGTCCGAAGGTGCCCGACTCTTCGCCGGGTAGCGCTGGGTCAGTGCCCAGGTAGATCCCCGCGTGATTAGGGTGAGCCGTGCGCCCGACCTGCATAACGATCAAATCCCCTCGCTGCGGTCGGTCGACACGTACAAAGCCGGCTCCCTCGTAGTTCGCCTCGTACAGGCTGCTGTTCTCCGCACTCTCCCACCAGCCATCAGCGCGCTGGAAGGATTCAAACTCAAGCCCCCATTCACGCTGATACCAGTCGGCGCAGACCTGCCAGCAATCCCAGGCGCCATGTACGAACGGGCGATTGAGCAGCGGCGTGCTGCCGTTTGGCGTGATTGTGCGCAGATCGCCTTCGGGCCAACTCAGAATGTGCCAGGGCAGCTCTGTGGCCTCGCACATGGCCAGGTCATGCGGTGATGGTCTGCTGGTGGCGTCCGGATGCGAGTGAACGATCCCGATCACCTCGCCCAAATCTTCTGCCGCAGCGTAATCCTCGGGATCAAGCCGAAACTCTTCGTTCGGCTCCGTGGCGATGTTCCGGCACGGGAAGTACTTCTGCGCGCGCCCTATGGCCAACAACAGCCCGCAACACTCGCGGGGATACTCCGCTGCCGCGTGCGCCTGGATCGCCGCAATGATGTGTTTGCGCATGGTCAGCTCCTGGCTATCAGGGAAACGGCGGGGAAGCCACCGAAGGACAGCTCGTTGTTCTCCCCGAAGCGCAACTTGCAGGACGACAGGCAGCCCTTGCACTGATCCTTGGCAGGGTCATCCGTGGGGTTATCCTCGTCGTCGAACATGGCCGCGCCGGTGTAGCCGCAATCCGGCCCGCGATATCCATTCGTCATGGCCCAGTGGCAAAACGTCGTCATCTGCCGGCCGGGCAGTCCGTGGTTGTCGATCTCTCCCGGGGAAGACAGCTCCCAAACCACAGACTCACTGTCCTCACTGGTTTTCTGGTCGATGTACCAGATCTCCAGCGCTTCCTGCGTCGGGTCTGCAGTCGGGTTGCCGTCGGGGAAGTTGGCCGCGTCCAGGTACTGGGCCAGGGTCTCGCGAACCGTCAGCTTGAACTTGAGCATGTCCTCGAAGGCCAGGCACAGCGCCGTGACTCGCCCGTTCACGTTACCGGCGGCGAATGTCGGCCGTGAGGCTGTGCCGTCGCTACTCGAGGAAATCCCCTCAATCTGTACCGGCCAGGCCGCGTACTCCTCGCCCTGCCACCAGATCGACTTCGCCGGCAGATCCTCTTCCGAATGCTCGTAGGCCAGCAGCTCTTCAGGTGTGTGTGGAATGGCGTGCCCGTGGAAGCGCAGGTAATCCGCGCCGTACTCGGTCCCGTCAATTTCAAACAGGCGAATCTCGCCACCGGGCTCCAACTTCTGGATGTCCGTGATCAGTGCCATGGATAGGCCTCAGGGATGAAAGGTTTGCTTGAAGGTGGCGGTGATGGCGTAGACCTGGCCTCCGCGGTGAACCGGTTTGTAGCCGTTGCACTTGTAGAGGCCGAGCACTCCCAGCGGGGGTTCCCACAGGAAGCCCTTGGCGCCCTTGTGTCGATCGAGGAAGGCCTTGATTTCCAGAACACGAGCCTTGGCGCCGGTGAACGTGAGCGGCCAGGATTGGGACTGGTTATTGGGGCCATCTTCGACCGATTGCTCGTACCCATCGCCGAACTGCTTGGTCCGGACGCGCTGGGCCACATCACCCTCCGCGCCCTTTTCCGTTGCCCAGGTGAATCGTTCGATTGCCATCAGCGCCCCTTGATTGCTTTGTTGATGACGCCGCCCTGGCCCATGTCCTTGTTGCGCATCTGCTGGTACTTCTGCTCAACAAACGCCGCCAGCTCCTTGCCAAACAGGTCGTAGCCAGGCGCGTCGGCGGAGGACGATGCGTTGCCGTCTCCGTCGATATGAACCTCGACATTGATCTGTGTTGCGCCGGCCCCGCCACCGCCCATGGCCATAACGCCGAGCTTGCCGCTGGACGTTCGGGTCAGCGGCATGATCGCCTCCGGACCGGCCTCACCAGCGATACCCATGTTGCCGTTCGCCATGCCAAACGAGGTTGGCTTGCTGACGATGGAGTTGGTGAACGCGCCGCCGTCGGCGAACATCTGCACCCCTCCCGACCAGGCGCCGCCCATGGCTTGCGGGAAGTAGCTGCCCGAGTAGCCCCCCGCTGAAGCGCCGAGGTTGGAAGATGCAGCACCTGCAGATCCGGCCGCCAGCCCGTTGCCGCCAGCGGCACTGCCGCCGAAGTAACTCGCCGCAGCCCCCACCAGGCTGCCCAGCAAAGCGGAACTGGCCTGACGTGTCGCAATGCGCGCCATATCCGCCAAAATCGACTTGGTGAAGTCCGCGAACGACGCTTTGCCTGTAACGGCGAAGTTGACCAGCGAATCCTCCATGGAGCTGAAGGCGTTGCCGAACAGGCTTTTCGTCTGGCCGGCGATGTTCCGCGCCGAATCCAGGTAATTGTCCCAAGCTGCCGTCGCGCCCTTCGTCCAATCGCCCTGGGCGGCCTCCACATCTGCGTAGTTCTGCCGGATCTGGTCAGTCGCCGCCTTGTTCGCATCGGCGAGCGCCTGCGACTTACGCTTGAATTCCTCGGGGTCCATCTTCCGAGATGGATCTGACTGCTGACTCTCAAGCTCGCGAACCTGCTTGGCATAGCTGTCCTGCTGCCCATTCAGCTCACCCGATAGCGCGTTCTGCCTATCCCCTTGCCCAACGCCAACCACTGCGCGTTGACCGGCAAGCACCAGGGCTTTCTGCTGCTCGCCAAGAGCGTCGATATACCGTTGGATGTTGAGCGTTTGTTTGTCGATCCGCCCTTTCTCGGCAATAGCCAACACTTCAAGCTGGCTGTCGGCATCCTTCTGCGCCTTGACCATCCCTGCGCGCGCATCGGCTATCTTTTGGTCCAGCTGGATGCTTTGCGCGGCCGACGTGGTCTTCTTGCCCTTGGCGGCCTCCAGCGCGGTGATCTCCGCCTCGTAGGCTGCCGTCACCTGATCGCGCTCGTTGCCGATCAGGGCCTGGCGGCGCAGCAGGTAGTCGGCCTCGGATACCAGGCCGGCCTTCTGCGCCGCGTCCAGTTCCTTCTGGTAGTTTTTGTAGTCGGCCGCGATGGCTGCCAGGTTGTTCTTGGCATCGTTGAAGCCGGTCAGGTCAGCCTGGGTACCGGATGCTTTCGGGTCCTTGTTTTTATCCTCAAGCCCTTTCAGCAGCTTGTCGTAGGCGCCACCAGAGAACTTGGCACCGTCGAAACTGACACCATCAAGCAATGGCGACTTCTGGCCGGTTTTTTCGGCGTTTTCGTACAGTGCCCGAAACTGATCATTGAGCTTTTTCAGCCCCGCTTGCCGCTTAGCCAACGGGTTGACGTTATCGAGCTGCGCATCCAGCGCCCGCTGAGCCTCAATGGCCTTCTGATTGGCATCCGTGGCCTCGCCAGTCGCGGCCGTCTGAGCGCTACTGGCGGCAAGTCGAGACTTCAGTCCCGCCAGCTTCTTTTCCAGAGCCTCCGTTGAGTCGTCATGATCGCCAGTGCCCAGCCCAAGCGCTGTGTTGAGCGAACTGAGGCCATTGGATATTGCTCCAGCAACCCCACCACCTTTTCGCGTATCCAGCACGCGCTGAGTGATCTCGATCTGCTTGGCCAGGTCGGGGAAGATCTCCGACCGAACCTCGGCGTATGCGCCCTTAATGGCGGTCTTGATGTCGTCCCAGTCGCGTTCAACATCCGAAAGCGACTCGCGATAGTTCTTCAGGCGCTTCAGCGCGGCCTGATTCAGGTCTTCGCTGAGGACATCGAGCGCGCGCTGACTGTCGCCCTGATCATCAAGCCCCTTGATCACCTGGTACTGTTCGAGGGTGAGCAACCCGTACTGACTGCTGATCTTGCCTGCGGCTTCCGTCGCTGTGTCGCCGGCATTGGCGAATGACTTAGCGAGTTCGCCAGCGCCCTGCCCCGTAACCTCGCTGACCGCGGCAGCAGCTTCGGCCAGGTTGCGCATTTGCGTTCCGCTGGTAGCTGCGCCAGATGCCAGCGACACAACCGCCTCCCGCGCACCGGTCATGTTCCCGGTAACGCGGCCGGCACCGTCAGCCATGTCCTTCAGGCTGGCAATTGTTTGCCCAGCGCCGTTCGTGCCGCCGTTGATTGCAGCGTTGAACTCGCGCGCCTGCTTCATTGCATCGAAGTAGGCGTAGCCAAGCGAGCCGATTACAGCGACCAACAGGCCGGCAGGGATCAGCATCCCTGCAAGGCTTTTCGCAGACTCCCCCGCGCCGGCGCCCAACTGTGCAATGGCCCGCGCCCCGCTACCCAGATCGCCCGCCTGAATGGCGTTGACGAGCTGCATCACGTTTTCTTGCGCCTGACGGGTACCCAGTTTGAGCTTGTCGAACGCGCCGGCTGCCTCAGTAAGGCCGGCCCGATCCTTTCCGATCTTTGCCAGCGCCTCGTTGTAACGCTCGGCGTCAATCTGACCGGTCTTATGCAGGTCGTTGAGCGCCTTCTCCTGGGCTTCCAGCTTCGCCAGTTTGGCGGTGACAGGGTCAATCCCGTTGACGGTGCGTTTCAACGCTTCAATCTGACGATTTTCCGCCTCGATCAGCTTCTGTTTCTGAGCCAGCTCTTTGGCTTCAGCCTTCTCGATCTTGTCGTAGGCCTTACCCAACTGATCCTGGTACTTCGCCTGCTCCTCGATAGTGACCAGGCCGCCTTTGCGAGCGCGCTCCAGCAGGCCCTCGGCCTGCACCAGCGATTCAATGCTGTCGATGTTGCCCGTCATCGCCTTGTCGAGTTGGCTGATAACGCTGATTTCAGCTACTGCGCTGTCGGCAGCCTTGCGACTTGCCCCGGCCTGACGATCCCTGGCAGCAGTGGATTTATCGATGCTTTGCGCAACGTCCGCTTCTGCCTGGGAAACCTTCTTGCCAGTGTTGGCTAGGCCTTCACCGGTTTTTCCGAGGTCATCAATTGCCTTCTGGGCCCCCTCTGCCGAGTCGACCAGTTTATCCAGATCGTCAGCGGCCTTTGCTGCCTGCGACGACTCAACCGCAATGCCAAGGGAGGCGAAGTTGGTGCTCATGTATTTTCTCTCTGTTCCGCCATCACCTGCAGGGCTTCAGCCTCCATTCGCCGGAAATCGCTGAAAATGGTTTGTCGCCGGCTGATCGGCACACCGCACATCCGAATCACGCCGGAGAGAACGCTGTAATCCATGCCTGTTGCGCCGCACGCGCCTGTGCGCCACTGGGTGCTCATGGCCTCGAAGACTTTGAAGGCGTCCCAGTTATCGGGCCAGATGCCGACTTCCTTATCGGGGATGTCCTGGCGCGATAAACCGAAGGCCATAAGATCTGCATCTGATGGCCCGGGCTCATAAAGGGCGCGGGAGGCGCTTAGGAGTTTCCCAGGCGGGCCTCACTGAATGCCTCGGCATAAGCATTCAGCACCGCCTTTGGGGCCGAGTTGATCGAGTTGACGAGGATTCGCACGTTATCGGGTGTGAATTTCTCTTCGATGTCCCAACCGACCACCACAGCCAGGAGTTGGTCAACCTGCAAGTCGATCTGAGCGGCGGTGAACGCGCTGAGGTCCATGTCGCCGACCTGCTTGCTCAACTCGTCATGGCGCTCGTTCCAGCCCGTGTACAGCTCGGCCAGTGCCGTGCGGTCCAGATACTTGAACTCGAACTCGACCTTTTCGGCGCTGTATCCCGCCCGCTGGATCATCACCGGCGCCTTGAAGGTCGGCTTTTGGATCAGCTTGAACTTGGCCATGGATTACACCGTAGCCGCGTAGCGGGTTGGGCGGCCGGTCAGGGCAAGACTGATGACGCGGGTCATCAGGTTGTTGCGGGACATGGCCGGCGTCGAGGTGATCGACACGTAGCCGTTGTAGATGATGCTGCTGCCGCCCGGGAGATTGAGGCGCAACAGGCGGGCTTGCTTGTCGTCGTCAGCAGCTTCGCAGACGGCCACATACGGCTTGGACGGATCATCGGCGACGGTGAAAGTCAGCGTGATCGGGTTCTTGGTGGTTGGCATCTGGCGATCGTCATCGTCAGCCAGGAAACCGAAGGTCAGGAACTGCTGGTCACCACCACTCGACGCCAGCTCAGTGATCTGCGAGATCTCGGTGAATCCGGTGACCTCACGGACAGAGCCGATGCCGGAGCCGGCCGGGTACTGTTGAGCACTTGTGGTATTCACGTTCTCCAGCGCGAACGTGCCGCTGGCGATCACTCCAACCCGAACACCGCGACCATCGAGGCGAGTCCAGCCTGAATTGACGGCGATGACGTCGCCCTCGGCCAGGCCGTGCGCCGCAGCGGTCGCGACGGCTGGACTGGCATTCGTCAAAGCGGTGAATGGGATCGCTGGGCCGTAGGCGGCTGCAATCTCAAGGGTGGCGCCGTTGGGCATTTGGATGCCGGCCATGGGTGTTTCCTCTTTTCAGAAATGACAAAACCCGCACAGAGGCGGGTTCATTGGTAAACCGTAGGAGCGGTGGGTGCCGAGACAGCTGACTAGCTATTTTTCGTCAGGCAACATCCAGGAAGCAGAATATTGTCTGTAGGAGTCGCACTCGTTGAGTGAAGGGCGCAGGTGTCTCAGTTTGCCCCTCAATCTGGTTTGTCGAGTTTGCGAGCCAACTCGACGTTTATCTCAAACTGCTCACCGACATCGATCAGCGTGCGGCTGCTTTCGTCGATTGAGCCTTCCCGAGTCCAGAGAAACGGAAAGAATGAAAAGCACTGATCTGCTCTCAGTTCCTGCAGGTCACTACGCCAGCCATCCCAGCGCAGGCCGTCGTAAAAAGTAGCGAGCCGATCGCTTAAGGCCCAACCAAGAAAGTCGGTATAACCGATGTCCAACTGCTCCCACCGTAATGTATCCGGTGCCCAGTAATACATCGCTCCTACATCATCGCCTAGACCGCCGCCATTAATGGAAAAGAACCCTCCAGCAGCATCGTCGGCGACCAGCAAATAAGCATCGGCACGCCCGTTGTTCCAATCAACAAGATTTCGGGACAATTGGGGATGCCCGGAGCCGAGCACGCGCAACCAACCATGGTCGATGAGTAGACCACCGGTCTCGTAGGCAATCGTCCCCAACGTCGATCTAGTCGTGACTTGTAGGCTAGAAAGAACGCGGCCACTCTCGGTGGACGGGGGGAGTAACTGATAGCTCAAAGTGGCCGCTCCCAACATTTTTTCAATGAGGGGTAGCGCGGGATCTCGGCCGTCTATCAGGTCTTCCAAACTTTTCATCTGCCGGTCCTTGGAAAAAGGAACCGATTATAGCCGCATACGCAATATCGCGGATTGAGGCTCGGTGGGTAGTAACAAACCAGCTATGAGCCGGTATCTGCTCGATACTGGAAAGAGACCGGAACCATGTATGTCGCAGCGTCAGTGATCCCCGGCCCCTGCTCTACCGGTGACATCGTGACGACGGTGACGCCTGCCTTCGTGTCTCTCGCGTAAAGCGGAAACAGTGCGATCAGTTCAGCCACAAGCGGGTTCGTCTTGATCTTCCCGGTATTGGCCGGGGCCACAATGCTGACCTGGTAGACCCCGATGAAAGCGCGGTGGTCTCCGGCAAGCGTGCTACTTGCGGTATCGCCTGGGAGCGCAAATGCCCGTAGGTAGGTCTCGCCGTCCGCCGAGTCATATTGGACGTTCTCGAACACAACCTTGATCGACTCTGCCCGTGCCTTGCTCCAGGCAATCAGCTTGGCCTCGTATATGGTCGCGATAATGGCGTGGCTCATACCTGGTTGTTCCTTATGGCTTCGTCAACGATCTGCTGGAAGCGGGCCAGAGTGATTCGGACCATGCCGCCGGGCGCCTGCTTGGAGTGCCCATATTCCAGTGGAATGGCATACGGCAGGTTGTTAACGATGTAGGCAGTTTGACCAGCGGTTAGCGATTCCACCTGCAGCTTCAGCTTGGCCAGGGTCACGCCGCCGGCCGGGTCGACCTGATCGAGAGTCCCTTCCGCCGGCGCTCCAATAGAAAACTGCCAGTTCCCACGGAACCGTCCGCCGACGTAATCCTTGCCAGCAACCAGGCCGTTCACATTGAAGTTCTGGTCACGCTCGGTCTTGGTCAGGGGTTTGGCATACTTCACGCCGCGCCGCAGCTTTCCGGCCTTCGTGAAGTTTGATTCGTTGAGGTTGATGATCGTATTGCGAACCGCAACCTTGAAGTCGTAATCATCGGCTGCGCGGGTGTTCGCCTGACGGTGAGTGACGTTCGTCGCCCAGATCTCAGGGTTGCCCACCGGCGACATGCGGATGACGCTGCTGCCGATCTCGATAACGATCTCGCGGATGGTCGCATCGATGCCGCCTTTCGCTCGCTCGGCGAAGTCACGAATGTTCTCGGCGAAGCTGCCGTTCATGCTCGCGTATTTGTTCGTCACGACCGGACCTGCAGTTCATACAGGATTGGCGTGCCGGCGGGGTTCACTTCTTTCAGCGGCGGAACGATTGACCAGGTGCGGCTCTGGGCCACAACTTTGTCGAGTAGGCCGGGCACCCAGGCCAATCCCTGCGCGGCGATCTTGAGCTTCTTGTCGCCCTGTTTGATCAGGCTGTTGTTCTGGAATTCTTGGCCGGTGAAGTCGAGCAGGATGCCCTGGGCGGTTTGCTCGACGGTTGCGCCTGGCGCTTCGCCGCCCGTCTCTGGATCGTACTCGCCAGGTTCCGTCTTGCTTATGGTCACGGGCTGGCCGAACTCTGTGATCATCTCCAGAGCCATCACGGCCATTTCATCGTAGAAGGTGGCCATGATTTCTCCAGAAGCTTCTAGTGGGTAAAGTCTGATCTCTTTAAAAAGAAAGCACGCAAATATAGAAGAGCAAATGCAGGAATTGCGGCCGCAGACAAAGCAACCAGCCAATTGCTGTGGCTATCGTCGTAAAACTTGTACGACATAACCGCCTGAAACAGTGCAATCAAAGGCAGACTGCATAACGCAATCATTCGTCGCCTGCTTCGATGCAAACTTTGGTTCCGCACTGATGCGCTAAAAAACAGAATCAGCCACAGAAAAAACCACTCTGTGATCCCCGTTAAAATCAAAGCTAGTGAAATTAGATCTATGAGCAAATCAACTGCCTCCATCCATCACCAGGCCAGAATATCGAAGATCGTTTCCAGGTGCCCATTCTAGGCCCTAACGGCAAATAGTCCGCGCCGCTGCAAATAGTCGGAAAACTGCGTAGCACTGGGTCGATCAGGCGCCGCTGGCAGCAGTCGGCCGCTGGTGTTCGGAATAGTCGCGTACTCGCGAGTCACCGCGCCTTCGACACGCTCCAGCGTTACCGCTCCCTTGCGCTTCTCCACCGGGTCGATATCGTCCTGATGAATCTCGGCGGCCAGGGCCATTTGGCCGTACTGGATGCGCGCTGGCAGGTAATTGTTTGGCTTGATCTCGTGATCGAGCAGCACTTCCCGGCGCGGCCAGGACAAGCCCTGCTCGCCGTTGGTCTTGCGCCCCTTCCAGGTCATGCCATCCATCGCCAAGGCTGCCCGGCGTAACAACGCCTCCTGCGCTGGAACACCTTCAGGAATGACCGTGCCGAATTTCACGGCATACAGGGCCAGATCCTCGGCGCTCGCGTAGCTTTCGGCGTCAGGCTTGCCGGTACCGTCCTCAATGATGAGTGTCATGCGTCAACTCGCTGGAATGGTTTGAAGATTGGCCACCGGGTCACCGGCAGCCAGCAGTATCACGCCTTGGGCAGATCAGCCACGAGCTTTTCCAAGGATTCTTTCGAGGCATTGGCCCGGTACTGGACCTTGGCCTCATCGAGCTTTGCTTTCAGCGCCGCGATTTCTCCAGCCTCATCAGCCGGCGGCGTGACGGCGGTCTTCTTCAGCGCTTCGATCTCACCGCGCAATTCGTCGATCGTCAGGAGCAGGCCGTCACGCTCAGTGGTCAGTTCACCAACCGAAGCATGGACGGTGCCCAGCACTTCAAACAAGCGCGACGCCAGTTCGCCAGACTCTGGACGATGAATTTCGCCCGATTCCAGGCCACCAACGAGGATCTCGATTGATCCATGTTCAGCACGCAAAGCTGCGATGACTTTTTCGAGTTCAGCCTGGTTGGCGGCGCCAACAATCTGCACACGCTTGGCCTCATTCACCGACACGTCGATACCGGCCGCTTCATACCCGTTGACGACTCTGGGCCAATCGCCGATTACCAGCACGCTGGTCACGCCGGCTTCGGGCTTGTCGAAGTGTTCCGGATTGCGGTACCGCTTCTCCGGGTCGAAGCCGCTCAGCTGGTTGCTGTAAGTCAGTTCCATGTGTTTCTCCAAGGCGGCCGTCGCCGACCGCGCGTTGAGTTTGAGGCTTAGCCGCCAGTTACAGGAGGCGTTGCAGTGAGCGTGATCATTACGCCAGCGGTGACCTTGTTGCTGCCCGCATGCTTGACCCAGTTGGCGGCGGAGCCGACAGCGGCCAGGGTTGGGTTGGACCCGCCAGTGGTGGCCTTCCAGCTGTAACCCAGCACATCGATGTTTACTGTGCCTTCAGCGCGGTAGCCGATGCTCAGGTTTTCTTCGTCGTTCACTTCGTAGGAGCGGAAGCCTGGGGCTTGAGACTCGGTAATGGTCACGGCGTTTGGCAGCAAGCCGAAGATCACGTCCGCCGGCGCGGTGTCGGTCACCAGTACCGGTTTGCCCAGGGTGCCAGGCAGCCCGCCGTAGATCACGACGCCAGCTTCTTCGTAGATCTTGTTGGTGATCGCTTCGTCGACGATGTCGAAATAGGCGCTGGAGTGCATGACCCACAGCGCGATGCGACCGAACTTGTCGCCGAACTTGCGCATACCGCGAGTCAGGGTCTTCTTGCCGTCGGTTTCGATGTTGGCCGAAACCACCATGTCCGCGTTGGAGCCGATGGCGGCGCGCAGGCCGGCAGTCGCGTACTGGATGAAGCCTTCCAGGGTCGCGTCAGCAACGTCGGCTCCAACGATCTGGGAGAACTCCTCGACCGGACGACCGCGGCGTTTGAACGCCTCTTCGGTAGTCTGGTATGGACCGTACTTCCAGGGTGCCTTGACGCCAACAGCTTCGCCGGCGCTGATCTTCTTGGCAGTTACCTTGCCGTCAGAGTTGACGTCGCGGTGTTCCAACGACCCGTTCAGCTTGTAGAGGGCGCGCTTGCGGAAGTCGCCTTCGATCAGTTCGTTGTCCAGCACCATCGCGCCGTTGGACGATGCGTTGAACACATCCAGGTTGTCCTGTACGCGCTCCAGGTATGCGGTTTGCGCCTCATCGTTGTAGATGATCAGGTCGCTGTTTACGGTTGTAGCCATGGGTCAATCCCCTTACTTGGGCAATGCGAGATATGCGGTTTGGCCGTGCTTGCGCTGGAAGTCGCGCTTCTGCTCGGAGGTCATTTCGGAGCGCTTGAATGCAGCCTTGCCGCCACCCCCGCCCGGGGCAAATGTCCCTGAAGCCCTTGGCCACAGATGAGGTGCGCTTTCGCGCAGAGACTCAGCCCATTCGAGCGGAGTCAAAGGGGTCTTGCCGTCTTTACCGAGGATGACCTGACCGGATTCATCAACGGCGACTGCATCGCCATCTTCGTTAAGGGTGAACACGCCTTTGGCGCGCAGGATGATGTCGTCGGTTGCTTCCGGCAGTGCGCCGGCCTTCAGAGCCGCACCACGTACCGAGTCGCCCAGGACTTTGCCCTGGAACTTGGCAGCGAAGGATTCAGCCTTCTCGGCACGCTCGCTGATGGTCTTCAACTGCTTGTCGTAGTCGCCACGCAGGCGCTCGGTACGGCGGTTGAAGACCTCATCTACCTTGCCCTCGGTAAGCAGCTTGGTCTCTTCGTCCTGGCCCGCCCGGCTGAGCAAGCCTTTGACGGCGTCGATGTCGATGCCTTCAAACTGGGCTTCGAACTGGGTCAGCTTGCCGGAGGTTTCCTTCAGCTTGCCCAGCAGCTCCGAGTTCTTGGTTTTCAAACCCGAGACGGATGCTTCAACGGCAGTCGCGATAGCGGCCTTGATTGCCGGGTTTTCCAGGTCGATTTCGTTTTCTTCTGCCACGTTGATGCACCCCTTGGGTATGTGTTGCCCGCTTTGCAGGCGTAAAAAAACCGCCCGGAGGCGGCTGATCGAATGTGTTCGGTTAAATTCCAGCGCGCTCGAATGCCAGCGGTTCAAGCCCTTTCATCTGCACCAGGGTCAGCGGCGCGAAGTTGCGATCAAGCTGCAGCTCAGTGAAGCGCTCCACGGTCAATCCGCCCTCGCGGAACAGCTTGGCCCGCACCGGACCGATCGCTACATCCTGAAACGACGCAGGCTGCTGCAGAAGCCAGTGGTAATAGTCGAGGTCGGCACTGACCTGCTGCCCGCCATCGGCACCCACCGAAGCCCGGGTAGCGCCCTTGGCGAACATCGCGCTGAGCTTTGTCAGCAAGATAAACGTGGTGCGGCAGTTCGGGTGGAATGGCGGCCTTGGGCCTGAGTCCACCGGAAACTTGCGCTTGTCCATCGAGCGGCATTGCTGGCTGGTCTTGCTGTCCAGCGTGGCCACCATCTGGATTTCTTCCACGATGTCAGTGTTGGCCTTGGCCACCTCCATGCGCGCCTGAGATGACACATGCTGAATCGCGGTATGTACGACCGTGCCAGCATTGCGGTTGGTGGTCGCCAGGATGCCGTCTTTGTACCGTGCTGCCTTGGTACCGCGAATGTTGCGGATGATCTGGAAGTTCGTCTGCCCCTCGAAGAAACCCTGCCGAATCGTGCCGGTGACGCGCTCTCGCTCGGCGCCGGTCCAACCCTTGATGAAGGCCTTCAGCAGCTTCCCGCCGCCAGTGCCGCGCACGCTAAGCGGATTTTTCAGCACTGCCGTTCGGATTGCCGCTGCCGTCGGGGCGACCACGTCCAGCGAAACCCCAACCGGCGCCGACCGGGCAAGGCTGGTCGCTTCGAACTCTGCCTCATAGTTGGCGATATCCACCAAGTCGAGGTTCAGTTGCGCGCTGTAGCGGTCGAATATACCCAGCAGCAGGCTATCCACCTCTTTCAGCAGCGCCTCCAAGCGTTTGACGTTGTACTCGGTCAGGTCCGACTGGGTCAGCCGGTCGCGGATCGAGCGATCGATCTCCTTGAGGAAGGGGGCGAACTTGCCCACCTCCCCCGCCTTCAGCTTTTCGAGGAAGACCGCGTGCCGGATGGTGGCGTCATGGATTGCTTGGTTTGCCGCCATTTGGTGTGTCCTCGTTGTCCAGGCCCAGGCCGTCACTCTGCTCCTGCAACTCGCCGTCGATCTGCAGGTCCGTGCGCTCTGGCGCGATCAGACCCAGCTTCCGCAGGTAGGCCCGAAGGTCAGCCTTCGCGAATCCGCCGTTCTGCCACAAGCCGACCAAGGCCGTGATCATCTGCGGATCAGCCGTCAGCTCGACGAACTCCTGATTCACCTGGTAGGCAACCTTCTTGTCGGCGATGCCCATGTAGGCGCAGCACCACATGATTGCTCGGGTGTAAGCCTCGCTGACGTTTGCCACACAACCGGCCAGCACCGAAGTGGAAGCCGACTGATCGCCACGGGACTCCGTAGCGGTCTTGGTGGCAATTGACGCAACCACCATCCGCGCGCCAAGCTCGATCATCATCTGGTTCTTATCGGCCATCGCCTCTTTGACCAGCGTGTTTGGAGCGGGTTGCGCGTAACCGAAGGAGCCGCCCGCGGGCAGAAGCATCGGCGCACGCGACCCAACATAAACGCCCTTTGCCTCGAGCAGCTTTACCCACTGCTCGGTCAGGCCGGAAATCCATGGTTGAGCCTGGCCGCACCAGAAGACACTGTCTTCATAGTCAGCACTGTTTCGGTAATGGCCCAGGTTGATCATGGCGATGTCGTACAGCGGTGATTCGTCGATGCTGGGGTCGTTGTTCTGCGCTCCAACGAAGGTGAACGGGATCTCCTTGAGACGCCCCGTGACGCCTTCCGGCCTGAATTCTTCGATGACCGCCAGTGGCCCGCCACCTTTCGGGCCGGACCGGCGCCAGACGCGACAGACAAAACCGTCATCCTCCAGCGCCAACTCCCGGTATTGCTCAACTGTCTTGAAGCCGAAACCGTCGGGTATCTCCGGCGACTCACGCAGCACCACCAGCGTCAGCACGCTATGGCCGTTCACCATGCCAGTACGCCAGTTGATGATGTCTTCAGCGCAGTAGGACAAGATCACCGAATGCCCGCCAATACCGTCATCCTGGTGGTAGTCGACGTACAGGCCATGCCGTCCGGCCTCAAGCACCTTTTCAAGCGTGCCCTGCGAGTGCTGGTAAATGCTCACCCCGGAGCCGTTGGCATTGTCCTGCAGGTACTCCAATTTCTTCGGCACTGTGAGTGTCGGATCTTTGTGGAAGGCCAGGCCCAGCAACCCGTTACGGGTGTGCCCAGTAGCGTTCTTGAACACCGCCCGCTCGCGGTAAGCCCGGTTCCGGTCTTCGTTCTCCGGCGACTTGTCGTGCGCGTTGATGTAGGGCAGTCGGTCGACAACCCGATGCTGCCCGGCGCAGACATCGCGAACGGTCGCCCAGCGGTCCAGTACTGCCGTGTATTCCGCCCGTTTGAAGGAGACGTCGTTGCTCATCGGGCGTATCCCATTTTGATAGAGGTGGCCGGTTTCCTGGCGCTCTTCGCCACTGCGAAGTACCGGAACCCATCAGACCCGTGAGAGGTCCAGTCATGAAGTGGTCTGTCTTTCCAGCAGCCGCGCTTGTCATCCCATTCTTTTCGGTAGTTTTCGATGCAGTTGATGCCCTCTTCGCACTTCGACTCATCGAACACACAGAGCGGAAGAATCTCCCGCACCGCCTCTATGCCGTCGCTGATGCCAATTTTCGGGACTACGTCGAATGTCATACTGTAAATCTGCCCGTCGATCTCATAGCCCTCTTGGGCCAGCTCCCGACGGGTCTTGGCATCGCTGCCGAACTCCCTGTTATCGATGTCGTGCGGCCCCCAGTGTTCGGAGTAGGTGTAGCCCTTGTCCTTGAGTACCTTCATGTAGTGCCGCAATCCCTCGCCACTGTTCTCGTAGTAGTCGATGACGTGAAACTCTTCACCGACCTGGCGCACGAACCAAATGGCCGTGGAGTCGCCGACGCCGATGTCCCAGAAGGTCATCACCGGCAGGTGGCTGTTGTTCGGGATCACGCCGATACGCTGCTGGGCGTAGAGCTTCGTCAACTGCTGGGCGTAGTAAGCACCCTCAACCGACTGCTGGAAGGCTTCGACCGGGATCGACGGGTATTCCCGCTTCATGTCGTCGCCGAGCGTCTTCTCCTTCGCCGCGTACCAGGCGCGCTGGCCTGGGTTTGTGTCGATTCCGTGCTTGGCGAACAGGTCGTTGAAGTAGTCGGTTAGGCGCTGCGGGATGACGACGTCAGTTGGGTCAAGCCAATAGGCCTTGTTCTTCCACCAAGAGAAGAAGAAAAACTTCCAGTCCAGCAGCCCCAGGGGCACGCCGGCCAGTTGCTGGCGTTCCGCGCTCTGTGAGTAATCGAAGAAGTAGCCCGCCCTGCCCTCCGCCGTCGACTCAATCGTGACGAAGCAATCGGTGGCGACAGCCTCAAAGGCACCGGTGACGATCTCCCGCGCCTTGTGCGGAAACTTGGCGCAGATCTTCCCGAATTCGGATACGTGCAAGTAGCGCAGCGTGCCGCCCCGAAACGAGGTGCTGACGTAGAGCGAACCACCCTTGCTGAAGACCAGCTCGCCGGCGGCGTCATTGCTCGCAGGGTTGGCAGCGCGGATCTCAGCAGGCAGGTTGTCGTAGGCGTACTTCACCTTCTCTCGGAACAGGCGCTTGGCGTCGTTCAGGGTGTGAGCGATCAGCGCACACTTGGCCGACTCGAACAGCGCCGCGTCGAGCTGAATGATGCAGCACTCAGTGGTGAAGCCAAGTTGCCGGGCCTTCAGGATGATGTTCCGGGTGTGCATCCCCTCGAAGTATTCGATCTGCTCGTCCGTCATCCGGAAGCGGACCTTCTTGCCCTGCTTGTCCGTGATGAAGTAGAGGTTGTTCAACCGCCAACGCTTATCCCGGAGCAGCTTCAAGTGCTCGGGCTTCATGTCAGGCTTCCTTCGATAGATCGTCCATCATTTTCGATAGCTCGTCGGCGTCATTGTTGCCGGCTTTGGTGTCGAGGTCGTAGGCCTGTCGCTCCAGGGCGATTAGGGTTTTCAGCGTCTCAGCCATTTCCTTCATTGTCTTGGATCGGCCCGGCAGATCGATAATCTTCTGGTACAGGTCGTTCCGCTTGTCCTGCCCTTTGTCGTCTTCAGAGCGCAGCAACTCGCCCAGCTCTTCGAATAGCTGGCGGTTGTCCGTCAGCCCCTCCAGTTCATCCAGCAGTTTGTTTGCGAGTCGCCGGCCACGTGAGATGTCGCCGCGGTGGGCCATACGGATGTTCGCGATGACCTCCGCGTTGACCTCGATAATCTCTCGCTCGGTTTCCACTGATTTACTGGCAACCTGCGTGGCAACCTCTCGTTTGGCAACCAGCGAATCAGCTTTCGCCTTGATCTTGGCCTTTAGGTCTCGCTCCCAGCCATTGGCCTTGGCTCGCTTCTGGATGGCGGTGTGCGACACACCGCAGGACGATGCGATCTCTCTTACGGAAAGCACTCCGGCCCGGTAGGCGCGTTCGATTGCCTCCCAGTCGGGTTGCTTGGTTGTCATGGCTTTTCTCTGATGCTTGAAATAGTGGCTCGTTGGCGGTATTGGTGAGGATCAATCAAAGCAAGGAGCAGGACTATGAAGCCGCCAATCGAACCATCTAAGCTCGAAGACGGCACGCCCCCGCATTGGAAGGTAGTGCAGGCGTCTCAAGGCCGGGTTCGTCCGACGACCCTCTGCACGGACAGGCTGCTGGACGATACGGATAATCTTGAACTTGCCGCCGACGAACTTGGAAGGGAGGCAGCTAAAGCAACTTCTACTCCTGAGTAGTCAGCCGAATTCGACGACCTTCATTCAGGGCACCTCGCAAGTCGGCCAAATGCTTCTGGCAAACGCCAGTGCCGATACATGGTCCATCGCCTGACTGAGCAGGATCATGGGGAAGGGTTTGTAGCCGGGGGTTGATACGTACCAGTTGCGCTTTAGCATGTGGCTTGGCCAGGTTGAGGTCCGGTCAGCAGCGCCTAAACCTCTGACGCCCTGAGGATGTATGCCTCTGCCATGGCCTTGCCGTGCTCGTCATTGCCTAGACCAACTTCCTGCATGTGCATGAGGAAGCTGGTAACAGCCATTCTCAGCATCATTGACTGCCCGATGGTGAGCGTCACACCGTTGATCACTACCGTCACTTCACCCATAGGTATCACGTCGCGCCACTATTTGGCGCATTCGAAAACGTGGCGCGGATTAATCGACCTTGCGACTGGGCAGTTTGAAGTCAGTCACCCTGTCAGCAATCGACCGGATCTTCTCCACACCCAGGAAGCCGACCCAGCCACCTGCAAAGGTGGCCATGCTCTGAGGTAGCCCGAAGAAATCCAGGCCGCTGATAATGGTCAGTGTCAGGCCGCCACAGATCGCGCCCTCCACCAGCATCTGGCGTCGTGTGCCGCCGCCGTAGGTGATGCGCAGGACGGCCATGGCGCAGGACAGCGCAGCCGCATAGAGGATTGGCGAATGCTGGCTAAACCACGCAAGCGCTATCGCCCATGTGTCTGGTTTGTCTGGCATGTTGGACATCTCGGTTCCTCCCCGTCAGGGAGTTATGAATATGACAGGCCATGACCTGCGGAATAGATCAGCCCCGGCGGCACTCCCAGCTCAGAGCGAAGGGTGTGGCGGGGCCGAAAACGAAAAGGCCCCGATCAATGTCGAGGCCCTGAATAGGTGCGCGTGTCTTCCCACGCTGCCAGCCAAAGACCATCACGGCGTCGACACCCAAGTGCATCGATCTCGCTGTTCCTGTCTCGCGCCACCCTAAAAGCGTGTTATGTCAGGGCGCGCGGGCTGCCGGTGTTTTTCCGTAGCGCGGCACTACCGGCTTATCCGCGTCCAGGCATCCCCCGAAGGGCCACCCTGGCTGTGGCGAGCCTGAATCAGAAATGAAAAAGCCCAGCGCGACGGCTGGGCTCTATTACGCAAGGAGATAGAAGATCATGGAGTCCAGTAAGCAATCTTGCCGCCTGCACCAACAGCTATAAAATTGCCGTTGCCGTAGGCGACGCTCCGGATATCGGTTCCTGCGAAAGTGTTGGCTTGCTGAACCCAGCCGATCCCATCCTCGGAAACGGCTGTCTTGCCGCCGTCGCCGACAGCTACATACTTGCCATTACCGTAAGCAATGTCGCGGATGATGGTTCCACCGAAACTGGTATCTTCAACAGCAGTCCAGCTAAGCCCATCGGATGAATATGCCATCTTGCCATCCGCACCAACGATAAACATTTTCCCGTTGCAAAGCTTCATGGAAAGGATGGTGCTATAGCCGAAGGTGCTGGTTCTGGTCGTGAATGTTTGCGGATTATCCGTCGCCATCTTCACAGCGCTAAGCAGCTTCCCATTCGATCCCGCAACCAACACAAAACTGCCAATGACGTTGACGCAGTACACAGTCTCGCTAGAAGTGAAGGTCGTAGTGCGCTCCACCTGGCCTGACCAATCGCCATAACGGGAAAAGACTTTACCGTTAGACCCAACCAGTATCCAGGTGTAGTTCTCGCCGTAAATTGGCTGATAAAACACAATGCCTTGCAAGTCTCCGGACGCGCGAACAGTTGCCGTAAGGTTTGTCCAAGCCCTTTCAGGGTGGTCTGCGCTGCCGAAGATCAGATTGCCGGATTGAGAAAGGGCTTGAAGCGATGACCCAATACCGTTCCAGTACAGCTCGTTGAGGACCTTTCCGCTATCAGAGGTGATGGCGCCCATAAGCTTGGTCCACGCTGTACCAGTTGCGCCTCCGCTGACAAGCTGAGTGGTTGTGGGAAGACCGTTGCCACCAGCCGCATAAAACTTGCCTTGCGCAAAAACCACGCGCCTAAGCATGCCGGTGTTATCCACCGGTTGTACTTGAGTCCAAAGATCTTGCAAGGTTTGAGACGCTGAGTTTGCGTTTTCCATTTTAAACTCCGTTACTGAGCTGATTTAAGTTCAGGCCTCTGAATTGGGCGTATGGCGCTCATGGGCGATTGCTCGAGGCTCGCGGCCTTCACATGATTCAGCGTCCCACATCGGGAACATTTGATCTGGAGCTCTGTAAACCCACCCGTGCGGGCGAGAAGTCTTTTGCAGTTACCGCATCTGAATTCTTTCAACATCTGCAATGCCTTTTGATTTCTGCTAGGCTCCGTCCCGCTCTCGAGAGCAAGGGGGCCTTGGCTGGCTTGCAGGCTGGTTCTGCGATCTGGTGACTACAGGAAGTGGTCAGACACTCCCTGGAGTCGCCCTCTCTTTTCTCGCACCAACGAAAAAGCCCCGAACTTGTCGGGGCTTTTGCGTTTCTGGCAGGCATAAAAAAGCCCGACACAGTGGCCGGGCTTTTTTCCTAACTCCTACACACGCAGGAATGACAGGATGGGCAGATAATGGCTCATTGGCTCACTCGTCGTCAAGCGGCTTGTGTCTCAATGAGTCCATCCGCATCCAGCAGGGCTTGAGCGGACACCAAAGCCTGATCCACTTCCCGCTCCAGTGCCTTGCGAATGTCACGCCTCCACCGCTCCTGGGTCTTGATCGGGTGCGGCTCGTTCGACCAGTTGTCCATCTCGTACCAGCCGGCCGGCAGGACGTTGGTGGAGCGCTTCCCGTCCACGCCTGGCAGCCGAGGCATTGCCCAGGTAACCACAGCGCAATGCAGGAACCGCTCCGGCGCCGGCGAACGCATCACGCGAGTCAGCTCCGCGATCGCTGTGTGCTTGCGGTCAGTATGGGTCGAGTACTTCGCCACGAGTGCCCGCCAGTGCGCCGGTGTGAGCGCCTTGTGTAGCCGCCCGAACACCCAGCAGTCCTGGAGAAACGCCGCCTCCTTGCCGACGATCTCCCCCTTCTGCTTGGCGCACTGCACCTTGGGCTCGAAGTCGCAGCCGCCGGCGGAGTTGATGGTCTCGGCGGCCAGCGCCCGAACTACTGCTGAAACAACATTGCGATAGGTCATGCTGCGGCCCTCCGAGCCAATTTCAGTTCACATTTTTTGCAGCGGTCCCAGTTGCCAGGCTCGAACATCGGCATTTTGTCCGTGCTTACCGGGTCGATTCCGCAGATCGAGCGCCAGAAATATGCCCTGCCTTGCGCCGTGATCGCAGCGAACTCCTTTTCCTGATTGAAGTAGTGGGCCTTGCCCGTGATCGGGAACATAGGCTTCAGCCAGCCCTTTGATGGCCTACTTGCGCCGCCAGTGATTTGCGCAATCTGCGTCATGCTGCAGCCCTCTTCAGTTCTCTGGTCTTTGCCCGGTACTCGGCGGTGATAGCCTTCAGTTGCTCTATGGTTTCCTTGCGCGGCGCGTGGTCAGCTTCCAGCGCCTCGACAGCCTCCAGGCCGATGCGGGAGATGAGGCCGGTGCGGAAACCCTGGGAAACCGTCTCGCCTTTGCGGGCGAACTTGGATGACCCCGCATTGCAGCTTTTGCACTGAAGCCAGATATTGCTGGGCACCAGCCTGAGTTCTGGACGGGCGCCCTTGCCGAGGAAGTGCCCCGCATCGAACGCCCCGCCGGTCTTCCAGCCCTGGGCGGAAAGGATCGATTCCTGCGACTCGCCGCAACTGATGCAGCCGCTGCCAACGCTCAGTTCGTAGGTGCGGCGGTAGTCCCGCACAGCCTTCTCGGCATCCTTCATGTGGTCGGCACGACTCTTTAGGGCCTCTTTTCGCACCTTGATCTCCCGGCGCCCTACTTCTGCCAGGGCTTTGCCTGCAATAGCCCGACCCCTCTCCGACTGACCGTGTGCGATGGCGCACTCGATCTCGCCGCACACCGCTTGGGCGGCTCGGGCTGGAGTGAACATCACCCGGCACGACGGGCAGCGCTTGCGGCGTGGGCCACTGGATTGAAGCGGGGTCTTGCGCTGCAGTGGTGTGCGCTTAAGCGTCATTGGGGGCACTCCTGCCGGTCGGTGCATATGGTTCGGTAGTGCCCGAAGCACTCCGGCGACTGCCATGCCGTTGGCGTATGGAAGTCCATCTGGTGCTTCTTGGAGCAGGGGTTGTAGTCGGAGGGGATTTCTCTTTTCTCGCTCCAAGTGCGGAAGTTCAGGCACTCCTCGCACCACCTAGCGGGCTGCCGATTGCTCTTGGTGCTGTTGCGCCTCCGAACAATCTCTTCGAACAACTCATCGTCGGTGAAGTGGTCAAGAACGCTCATGCGTAGCTCCCGATCTGGTCAGCAGCACTCAACGCCGCCTCTTCGGTTTCAAAATGGGCAGACAGCACCAGGCGCCAGCAGGCGTTGAACACGTCGCGGTAAAGGGGCTCGAACGCCGTATCGTCCATTGACGCCCAACTGATCGACTTGGCCTCCTTGCGCACGCCGTCGGGCGTTCGCACCAGATGGAAGTGACCGGCCTCGATCGTCACCCATTCACGGAATGCCTCGCGGGACTTGTCCACGGTCGGAAAGCGCTCGGCCCTGGCCGACTCTAGGCCGGTGATGTATGCATCAACTGCATGCGACAACTGCCCAGGCTTTCCGCTCTGCGCCTCGAAGAACTTGGCCAAACCCTGGATGCCGCGCATCTCCTGGCGCGGTACTAGGCCGCCGACCGGCTCCCAGTACTCCCACGCCAGATCCAGCATGGAGAAGAACTTGCCGTGGAACTTGGCGTTACGCATACGGGTGAACTTGCCATGGACAACCTGGCCCAGCTTCCATTTCTGGGTCAGCTCACGATCAGCCTCGGTGGCCGGCATTAAACCGTGGGCAGTGCGGATAAGGGCGACCTCAGCCATGACTCACCTCCGCAGCTTCTGCGATCACTGTCATGCGCTCCAGGCGCTCGGCGGCCTGGCTCGAAAGGTTCACGCCGTCGGCCTCATCCACCACCGGCATGCACACGAAACGGATTCCGTGCTTGACCAGGGCGCTGGCCGCCTCAAGGGATTGGCGTAGCTGTGCTGGGTTTGCTCGTTTCATGGTCGTGACTCCAGTTCCTGGGCCTGGCGGATCAGCAGCGCCCGGCGATCTGCCAACTCATTGGCCGCTTCAATCCGCATTTCGAGCTTCCGTTCTTCGTTGGCGTTGCGCATTTCCAGCATCGAGTTCTTCACGATCTCGAGCTTTGCGCGAAGAGCCGGCTCCGGCCGGGTGACGGTGCCAGTGAGCAAGCCAGCAATGGCCCGACCGTCCTCGGTGATCGGCTCAACGCTCAGGTCTGCCAGGTACTTCTGGCCGTGGTCACGGGGAATGCGTTTCAACTCCATAGCCCTGGTGACAGCCTGGATACGGCGATTGGCATCGAAGCCCACAGAGACGTGCCAGTTGACCGGCTTGGCGTCTTCGCGGGACTGGCGGACAAACCGTTCGTATGCGCTGATGAACGCCATGCGCGCGCCAACCTTGTCGCCGGCGTCGAGGACAGGTTTCGCCGCGGAGAGAGCCAACTGAATTTCGTCGGTCAGCACCACGGTTTCGAATTCATCGCTGGTGGTCATCGCGATGGCCCAGGCCTCGTCCTTTCCAGGGCGGCCGTCATAGGACTGGACGCGCTGCAGGATGTCGGCCATAGCCAGCTTGCCCTTCACTTCGAAGCGGCACGCCTTCAAAGCGGCTTTCACTACAGGTACCGGGTAGGCACATAGGTCTTCGGCCATCATCGCCGCAGTGCCTGGGTTCATTTCCTGGCCCATGGCCTCGGCCGTCGCGCAGATGGCGGCGGCAAGCCCAGCGACCTGCTGGTCGTTCATTTCAAAGGTATTCATTTCGGTCACCTGATTGGCGTTTGGCCAAAACCATCTGGGCGGCCTCCTCCGCCGCGGAAAGATTCGCCTCCGTCCGTTCCATCTGGCGGGCGGTTGTGCCGTTGATGCGCTGCCCAGTCACCCACTGGGTGTGGTAGCTCTCGGCGTTGGCCAGCAGCTCGTTGAGGCTGTGGCACTTGCGCAGAACGGTGGCATCACTGGTTTTCAGGAAGTGGGCTGCGACGTGGTGGGCGACATCGGCGCCGAGGCGGTCGACCAGTTGGCCGAGCTGACCACCGACCTTGGCGTTCCACACCGGCCAGGCGCTGTAGCGCTTGCGGTAGGCCATGGCGTAGTTCGCCCAAACCTTGAAGGTTTTGCAGGTCTGGTCTTTGGGGCCGGGCATGTCGGCGGGGATCTCAACCCGGGGAGTGTCGGTGCGATCAACCACCAGAACCAGGCTGCGGGACTGAGCCGGCTTGCCGGTGGCGTCCTGCAAGTCCTGACTGGTGTCCTGATTGGTACCCTGATGATTGGTATCCTGATTTGTCGGAGATTTTTCCGACCCTTGCCCGGATTTTTCTCCGACCTTGCTCGGAGATTTATCCGAGGTAGATCGGATTTTTTTCCGACCTTTGTTCCTGGGCGGGGTCGGATATTTTTCCGACCCATCGAGCTTCTGATTCCACTCGATGGCCTTCTCAGTCAGCCGAAAAAGCGTGATGTTCGAAGTGCTGGAAAGCTCAATCAAACCGGCCTCTTCCAGGGCCTTCAGCATGCGGTAAGCGGTGTCCGGCTTGTCAGTGAGTAGCGGCAGCTCCTCGATGATC